ATGCAATATGCAACAAGAGTTACAGGGATCGTATGGACCGGCGATAAAATTGGTGGGTTTGTCCGTAATCGAAACGGAATCTCTCTGCTTAAGAGGCAGGACTCTAGCCACTTGAGTTACAAACCCGGAAAATGGTGGACTCAGGTCGAATCGAACGACCCCAAATACGCTTCATAGTTAATAGAACAGTATGCGTAAATATAATACCTTAGGAGCCCGAAAAAGCAAAAGTGGCAGGCCTTGCAGGAATTGAACCTTCGATGCATGTGGTTGGAATACATACACATATGCCATAGCTGACCTATAAATTGGTACTCCCGAACGGTTTCGATCCGTCTTCCACTGATTGAAGGTCAGTTATCCTAGCCATTAGACGACGGGAGTATTGATTGTGGTACCCAGTGTTGGTAACGATCCAACTACAGCAGCCTTATCAAGACTGTACCTCACCTTTCGGTCTACTGGGCATATTAAATTTTGGTCACCGTGGAAGGAATCGAACCTTCGTCTTCTGGTTCCGGGCCAGCTAGTCTGCCATTGATGTACACGGAGAAAATATTTGGTCTCCATACCAAGATTTGAACTTGGACCGCCTGGCTCCAGACCAGCTACGCTACCAGATTACGCCATACAGAGATTAAGAAATTGTTTAGTTAGGTAGGGAGCGTCAAGGGCCGATTATACTTAACTAAACTAAAGAAATTGTTACAGTAGTGAGGCGCGTTTCAGGTGCGCTGGAGTGTTAGTCCTTATACTTAACAATGATATTGGCTCCGCATCTGAGTAACGATCTCAGCTAATCTCTGATTAACAGTCAGGTCCATGCACCATGCTTGAATTCTGCGGAATAAAATTTGAAGATAAGTAGGTGGGTTCAATACTCCCACTTTGTTGTTATTGTCAGTAACACGCTTATACTTATCAAACTTGGTGCCCAATGTCGGAATCGAATCGACGCTCTTCACGTTACAAAGGTGTTGCTTTACCACTAAGCTAATCGGGCGAAATAAAACAGATTACACATTTGGTTCTATATGAAAAGAATTTAGGTGCTGTAGGTAATCTTTGGAAAATTGGCACCGTAGACGGGAATTAAACCCGCCGCGAACTGATAGACAGTCAGTTATCACCATCAGGTGGACTCTACGGTATAGAAATTGTAAAAGCCTATCTTTAACATTACGGCAGATAGGGGCCAGGTTGTCATTTACAAAAATGGTACGGGTAGAAGGAATCGAACCTTCGCTAACAGAGTCAAAGTCTGTTGTGCTACCATTACACAACACCCGAGTAATAAAACAGAATGCTTATTTTTCAATTAACAGTTGCAAGAACGATAAATATATGTAAAATAATAATATATGACATTCAAACCAACCTGGCTATACATCAAAAAGCATTCAAAAACAAATCTATTGTATTTTGGAAAAACTATATCTAGCCCGTTTAAATACCCCGGATCTGGTAAAGTATGGACAAGACACATAAAATTACACGGAAAAGAATATATACAAACAATATGGACAAGACTATTTACTTCACAGGATGAATTGAAAGAGTTTGCTATAGCATTCTCCGAAATATTTAATATAGTAGAATCTGATCAGTGGGCAAATCTTATACCAGAAAATGGTATAGATGGTGGTGCGCCGGGTCGAATTCAGTCAATAGAAACAAAAAATAAAATTAGAAATTCTATCAATGATAGGCCTAACTTCAATCATCTTAGAGGCATACCTAAATCAGAAGATTTTAAAACAAATCATTCAGCGATTATGAAGGGCAGAGCTCAATTGCGATGCTGTTGTATATTATGCACGAAAAATGTCTGCATAAACAAGTTAGATGCACATATCAACGGTAAACATTGTTTACCTAAAAATTAATCGGGTTGCTTATTTTTACATTAAAAGTGTAATTTTATATTTGCTGAACGCAACCCTTAAATCTGGTGGACCTATGGAGTAACGATCTCCAAGCGTAGCATTGCAAGTGCCATTCCCGTCCCATACGGTAAGCCCAATTTTGGTGATGCAGGTTGGATTCGAACCAACTCACCCGTAAGGGAACAGTTTTACAGACTGCTGCGACTCTCCAACTTCGCCGATACACCAAATATTTTACACACTCTGCCACGGACTTTTCACTCCCATTTGGTTCCGAATGTGTATATTAAAATATCCTAGAACTTGCTTGTCGAAGGCGGACGGTGTCTGGCCAGACAGTTCTCCATTTCCTACGCTAAGATATTTTAATATGACGGATTTTTTTATCTACAAAAAGATAAGCCATCCCCGTTCACCGCCCATTCTCCCCATGTTTTAAGTGCGGGGACCGGTTCTCGTTACCGGAGTTCTTCACACTAACTATCGTCACGCTTCACAGCGATCAACAAAAAAGCCGCTTAGTTTCCTAGCGGCTTCCTTTTATAAATGTTCTGGTTACTTTTTAGTTTCCAGAGTCCTTATAGAAGGAAGCCGTTTGCATCGGATCTTGTTCATTACTAGGTGATGTAAATCCGATCGTTGCCCAATAGCTTGTGCCCGCGCAGAGACGTGCTGTGGCTAAATTCGCCATATGCTGCTCGTTCACGTGTTTCAAGTTAGTTGCAATCATTTTAAATCCAAAAATTCCGTTAAAGTTATATACGTAGACTTTCGTCTACAAAGTTATTTATCATCTGTGTAAAAAATGTGTTAGATAAGTGTTAGCCGTATGCTATTCTTCAATTTAGCAGGTTTTGTTGTGCTAAAACCACTATAAAACATTCTTTACTATCTATGCCGCAAGTATATGATATTATAGCTGGTCTGTCAAGTTATTCAAGTAATCTTCTTAAGACAAAACATATTTACTTACTGCTATTTTTATTTATCATCGTTAATTATAACTATATGCTAAACAGATGTCAATCTATCCTAAACTTACTTTCCTGCTTTCTTATACGGGCCTCTTTTAAGGCCACGCTTTGCTTCACTCATTTTCTGACAGGATTCTTCTGAAAATGTTTTCCCTGAACTAGACTCACTTATCTTCTTACGAACTTCCTCTGAAGAACTACGGTTACTCTTACGCATTTTAGCTCTCACTTCTTCTGGTATGATTCGCCCAGATAGAGATTTACTTAGTTTTAGACAAGTTTCTGATGTCTTTACCCGACCTGTATTTGCTAGACTTATCTTTCTACGAGATTCTTCCGAAAATACGTGGCCGGGGCGACCTTTATCGCTCCCACCATCTAAACCATTCTCTACTATAAGGTTTGCCCATTTATCTGATTTTACAATATCAAAGAAAGATGAAAATAATTCAGCGAAATCTACCAGATTATCATAGTCTGTAAATAGTTCACACCAAACAGTGTTTACATATTTTCCGTGTACATTCAAATGGTTTCTCCAATACTTGCCGGAGCCCATATAATTCGTAGGATCTTTAAGAGTCGACTTACCAAAATATAGCAACCCAGTAATACTGTGTTTCTTCACATAAAGCCAAGTTGGTTTAAATTCTCTCATCTGTCATTATAACACTACTTTAGATAGGTGTCAACCCTCGGATATCGGGTTGCTTTCTGAGTGTTTCGCGTCCTACCGCACATCACCATAAAGTATTGCTAAGCCGCTAATGTAACACTAGATAAGATAGATGTCAACCTATCTTATGGTCCGGTATGTGCAAATGTCGGAACTGTCTGCGTCGAATAGTTTCGTTGCTGAACAGTAGATGTATAGGTTCCTGCATAGCTATCAGTTATAGTACCACTTGTAACAATAGTTAATACTATATTAATAGTCAAAACAGTAGCAGATCCTGCTGCTGCATTGGCTACCATATTTATAGCATATGTGTTGCCTGTATACAGAGTAGTTTCGGTTGCATTAAATAATGCAGTCGAACTTGTACCTATGTTGCCACCGCCTACCGCACTATTTGTTATGGTTCCTGTAGATCCACCAGATTGAAAATGTCCTGCATCATAGATAACAATCGTACCTATTGCCGAAAGCATTGCTGCTAAGTCTGTATCAGATATATTACCTGCTGACTGACTTGACGAAAGTTGAATACGTCCACCATAAAAGAAATAGTTTGTCAATGCTGCTGCACTGGCAAACGTAACTGTTATAGAGTGAGTCATTGTTATCGGTGAAGTAAAGGTAGCATGAGTACCTGTGCCGCCTGCCGGTGTAGTTAAAGAGTATAATGCTGCATTACCAGCAAAAATAGTGGCCAAGTCGGTATTAGCTGACCACCCTGTCGCACTAGTTGTTATATTAGTGGCCGGAATTCTAGCACCGACGTTAGCTTGTGCTGGACTCGCCAATGGATCGTACCTAGTTTGAATATCAACACCTGCGACTTGATAACCTGTCGGATTCGCAGCATTATTTGTTACGTGAGCTGCAAACAGACTATCTAAGTCTGTTCCACTTGATTTAATATTGGCAGTCATTTACTTCAAATCTTTCAGTTTTTCCATAACAGATGACATCTGATCCTGCAAAGTTTCAATCAATGCTTGTTGTTCCTGGATCTTGGCTGTTAGGATGGTTGAGAGTTTACCGTAGTCAATACCTGTTGCATTACCTGCTTTATCTCTTCCAACAATTTCTGGATATATCAATGCCATTTCTTCAGCAACAAATCCAAATTCGTGTGCAACATAATCCTTACGATCATATTCACGTGGTTTCAATTTACTGAATTTAGCTACATATGCTTTACTTAGATCTTTAATTTCTTTCTTTACACGCTTGGTAGATGTAGCATTAAAGGTTGTTGCACTTACAGTGCCATTAACCTGCAATCTATCCGTACCATTGTCTGTACCTGTACCAATTAAGACATCACCGGAGTATTGTGCAAGTTTTACTAAACCTGTATCCAATACTTCGATACTCGGGATACCCGAAACATCGTTAACCGAAAATATAGTACCCGTCAATGAATCAGTAATACTAAATAATTGACCCGATACACCTTCAAACGAAAGTGATCCTGTTGATGTAACTCGTTGTGTTATATCGGTCGAATTTCCCGTTCCCTGGAACTTGATCGTTGGATCTTGGCCAGCGGTAGTCGAGCCTTTATATGGAGTAATTAGAATTTTGCCAGCCATTTATGTTTCCCCTAAGTCTTTCGTATATTTATCAAAATTGTTTCTTTCTTATTGATATCAAATAATAATCTTACCATCTTCCTGCAGGGCACTTTGCAGCCCTTAACCAAGTCTTTACAGGCATCATACACCCACACATCTTACATAATTTAATTGCAGATAATTGATTGCAATTATTACATATCTCTATTCTTTCGTTCCTCTGTGTAGAATCTATAAGAAAATCAGCAGGAAACGAATGTATAACTTCCCAAGCAGTCTTTTCGCTCATACCCCAAATCTCCCACGTAATGCGGTGAAATTCTGTAGAATTTCTGCCGCTGATAGGGCACGATTGTAGGCCGAAAAAGTAGCTACCTTTCCTGTATACAATGCACAGCAGGCAGATTTAACTAAGCCAGGTGGAACATTTGCTGATGCTGTCTGTGTTGCATACATTACTCCTGTACCTTGTAATATACCATTGCAATACATTCTCATCTGTGGTGTACCACTATTAAATGTCCCAGAACGATCAAATACCGCTACTACATTATACCAAAGTGTAGCATTCAATGTAGATAAAAAAGAGACTGCACTCTCATTATATGATGGCCCAATTAAGTAATAAATTCCATCTAACCCCACACCAAATCTATATCCATCGCCACTACCCGAATTACTAAACATTCCGCATTGTCCCACATTGGTAGGTGGATTCTTGACCCAACAATTAAATGTAAAACTTCCTGTTGTAGGAATCATATTCGATGCAAAACTAAATCCCATTGATGCATTCGATGCATTGATACCTGTAACAGTTGCAAAATCAAAACAGCCACCACCATCACTTGAGAATGGTGCTGTTCCAAACATTGTTGCTGTATTAGAATTTCCACTGATATCATAGAATGCACTAACTTGATAGACACCTGCATATTCTACCTGCACTGTCGAACTCATTATTGGACCGGACCACAATATACCCACTCTTAACTGGGTATCACTTGCACCTGTTGTAAAGGTAATTTCAGTCCACTGATTTGTAGTTGTTATTGAGCCGGTATATGCTAATTGTCCTGCAACATTACCAGTGGCATAAAGATTTAATCCACTACCATAAGATACAAATCCCTTAACCCTAAATGTATATTGAGTATTTGGTGTACAGGTAATTGCTCCACCGATTGGGTATGCACCCGGACTCGATGTTGTCTGATTTGTAACTACCTGCACATATATACCATTTTGTGTAATTGTTACATTCTGATTTGCAGTATATGTGGCAGCGAGTGTGGGATTCACTATTAGATTTGGTCCCAATTTACTTTTAGGATTAGCAGCATCTAAAGATAGTACCATTCCACTGAGAATTGTGGTAGGATTATAAAGTGTGCTCATATTCCATACCTCCCTCTAAATTCATTATAGATCTGTGCTGATTCAGCAGAAGATAATATTCGATTATAAACTTGTATCTTACTGATATTGCCTGCCATTTGCCAGCCACCGGGATATAAAAACCAATTAAATGCTGTCCAACCAGTAAAGTCTATACCTTTGACTTCCCACATATGATAAGCACCATTCTTAAGACCTGCTGCATACGGATTTGTTACTACATTTAAATCAACATAATTTGTAAATCCTGAATTGACTGGGCCAATATAATAATTATTATTGTTGCTGGCACTAATGTAATATGAGGTGGTTTGTCCCTCTACCCACAATTCCTGAATATCAGTTGTTGAATACCATACAACTATAGAGCAGGCTGCTGTTGCTCCATTTAGAGTTGTATTTCTAACAAAACCCTGTGTAGAACCATCAAGTGTAAATTTAGTAGGACTGCTGCTATATGGGATATAATATCCACCTAATGTATGATGATTACCGTATCCACTTGTATCTCTGAGCATACCGGGACTGTCACTTACCAATTCAGCAATGGTTGGTTGATTGCCATCTACTAGATCAACCCTAGGATATGCAAATTGTAAATGTGTAGTTGTATCACCACAATAGTAATGATATACTCGTTGCATAGCGGTTGTTGCATTTGATGGAAATTTACAATCAACTATGTTGCCGCCGAGTATAGCACTCTTAACAGGGCTACCTGCAGAATACATACCACTATCTGCATTAGCAGTGGTACCTGTCCATGAACTTGGAAATATATGTCCAACAAATAGATACCATTGATTCTGAGTTAATGAACCTGTACCACCATAACTCCAGTATGGATTAGTCTGACTTAGACCATCCGGAAGATTATAAACATCTCCTGTACCATTTGTATGAAGGCCAAAATAGAAATTACCACCAGATGTGGCTGATGAACGTCTTATCCAGACGCTGTATCTATATAATTTGGTAGGATCGATACTAAACATTGTACCTTCCCACCCACCATCACCACTACTATCACCACTCGGGTTCGTCTGCCAGACAATATTCTGATTTCCCCATGGATCTGTATCCACTAGACGTTGACTTTCTGTAGTTAATCCGTTTACTGGATAATTCGTGACTGGACCAGTACCAACTGTCCATGTTGAAGTATTAATCAATGAAGGTGTGCCCGCTGATTCTACAAATGATTTTCTATTTGCAATATCTAAATCGAGTATCAACCCGTTAGTTATACCCATCGGTCCTGCAGAACAACTCATAATCCGTACCTCCCTCTTAATGCGTTAAAGTTTTGTGTAACTTCTGTTGCTGATAGTGCGCGATTGTACATAGACACAGAAGATATTGGTCCATTAAATTGATAACCTGTTCCACCTGCCCAATACCCTATTCTTAATCCTGATGTAAAATCTGATGAACCTGTAGTCGCCTGTTGGCCCTGATATATACCCTGACGATAAATGCTTACATTGGCTCCATTGTAGACTACACAATAATGACCCCATGTTCCTGTAGGTATACTCGTAGGTTTTGAATAATAATATTCTCCGACAACTCCTCCGTGAGTATATGCCCAACTATTATCACCATACCAATAAAAAGAAGAACCTATGCGAAATCCTACCGGCATTTTATTTTCCGAATCTCTGCGACACCAGAAAGATATTGTATAATTACTTAATACACCTAAACTCGAAGTTATATCAACATAATCCGTGCTTCCATTGAAACTAAATGTATTATCACTTGCATATGTCAAACTAGTAGAAGTTAATGTATTCGTGCTAGTTAAATCTAATAATGATTGTGTATTGGTTCTTGTTGTTCCACCAGGAATAAAAGGTGTCATAAAAGATGTCTTCTCGTACTGGACACCTGTTACATATATAGTACCGTCGGTACCATATGCATTAGCTATACTTGAATGCAATGCATCCACAGTTGTAATCGTCTCTGAAATTCTAGTCCAGACACCAGTAGGTATATATTGAATTGCACCAGCGGTCCACGGATCCCAGTGTTGACCCACCCTGGCGTAAGTTCCTGCAGTTAATAGTATATAGGCAGAATGTGTATAATTTATTCCTGCTGCAAGATCTATAGGAGTAGTATATAATATATCCATAGACGTATCTAATCCATTAATAGATTGGATCTTTGATATTTCAAAACCAGTAACTGGTGGAGGGATAGGTGCTGTGGTATTGCGAGTAACAGTTGCATTTCCGTCTGTCCAATTATAGATATCGTACACGCATAGATTTGTCGTTGGCATACCTTTAAAGGATTTCTGCGTATTGTTCATATCATAATACAACACACATCCATTTTTTACTTCATTTGGTCCAGAAAAACAACTCATAATCCATATCTCCCTCTTAATGCGTTAAAGTTTTGTATTACCTCAGTGGCAGATAAGGCGCGGTTATAGATATTAACACTACTGATTGAACCTAAATAATATTCAGCTGCTATGCCGAACTTACCAATGCATAGAAGTCCCGGTGTAGCATTATTATAAGAATATCCAGTAACGGTCTGTTGTACCGTTCCATTTATATACAGAAGAGAATTACCCGAAGAATCTACAGTAGCGGCTACATATATCCAATTACCTATCATCGGAACATATGAAGATTTATTCTGGTTTGCACCATGTAATTGAATTGATCCATCAGTTGCGTGCTGATATAACATCCAGTTATATGATGCATCAGATCTATTGACAACTATATCTTGGTATTGTCCAGCAAGTCTTCCCGGTTTCATCCAACATGCCACAGTCATTGCATCTCCATTAACTCTATTAAATGCAGTAGTCGAATTTGTTATAGAATCACTTGTTCCATTAAAACTAAAAGTATTATTACTAGCATATGTAAGACTATTGGATGTCAGTGTATTGTTATTTGTTAAATCAAGCAAGGATTGTGTATTACTACGA